TGGGTGAAAAGTGGAGCCATGAAGTTCAAGCTGCTGCATTGCAAACTTTGATAGATGGATCAAGTATAACCCGACTGCCTTTCGCGAAGACTCTTGAATTGCTCGTTCTGTCTGTAATGCTAGGATTATTGCTCTTTCTTGTACCAAGAACATCTGTTTCATTGACAGTGCCATTATATCTAGCATTCGTTGGATCCTCCGCATATGGTTCTTACTACATGTTCAAAGAACACATGCAGCTGTGGGATGCTAGTTATTTATTGTTGGCAGGCACTTTCAGCTTTGGTCACTTAGTATATAACAACTTCGCGCGCGAGAATAGATTGAAGCTGCAAATCAAAAAGCAGTTTGGTACATATCTTTCACCAGCTCTTGTTGAAAAGTTACAGAAGAATCCTGAGCTACTACGCCTAGGAGGAGAAACTCGTGAACTTTCAATTATGTTTACTGATGTGCGCGGCTTCACTTCTATTAGTGAGCATTATGGATCTGACGTTCAAGGTCTTACTCAGATAATGAATCGCTACATGACAGCGATGACTGCAAGGATTTTAGAAAACAATGGAACACTCGACAAGTATATCGGCGATGCGCAGATGGCTTTCTGGAACGCGCCTTTGGATGATCGCGAACACGCTAAAAACGCAGTTCGCACGGGTCTCGCAATGCTCGATGATCTCGATGCTTTTAACGCTTCTATCGCGCCTGAAGGAGTTCCTCCTTTTGGTATGGGTCTCGGTATCAATTCTGGTGATGTTGTCGTTGGCAATATGGGTTCCAGTCAAAGATTTGATTATACCTGTTTGGGGGATTCTGTCAACTTGGCTTCGCGGTTAGAGGGACAGAGCAAACCGTATCACGTTCGTATTATCATCGGTGAGCGCACAGCAGAACTGCTTGACGGAGCATATCCACTAGCAGAGCTAGACTGCATCGCTGTAAAAGGTAAATCGAAAGGAGTCCGTATCTTTACGATTGTCAATGGGACAGGAGTTGATCACACATATCTAAAAACTCATAGAGACTTCATTAAACAGTATCGCTATCAAAACTGGGATAACGCATTACAGTATATCAAAGTGTTGCGAAATGCGTTTAAAGGCGAACTCACTGAATATTATGGAATGATGGAGGAGCGCATTGAGGAGCTACGAAACGCTGATATACCCAAAAACTGGGATGGAGTATATCGCGCCACATCAAAATGAATAAATAGGGGAAGTATTCAATGGAGCTTCCTCAATGGCCGCAACTTCGTCTAGACAACAATTTAAAGACTACATTTTACGCCGTTTAGGTGCACCAGTTATTGATATCAACGTCGATGATGAGCAGGTTGAAGATCGTATCGACGACGCTCTGCTCAAGTTCCGTGATTATCACTACGACGGTACAGAGCATGTATATCTTCCATATCAAGTTACAGCTGAAGATCGCGTCAATAAGTATGTGACGCTCCCAGAAGGGATTATTGGCGTAACTCGTATTTTTGATATCAACGATTCATACAATGCTATGAATCTGTTCAATATCCGCTATCAGCTTCACCTCAACGAACTGTTCAACATTTCCAGCGTATCGGTAACGCCATACGTTGTTGCGATGCGTCACATCGAGTTCCTTGAAGAAGTATTCGTAGGTAAAAAGCCAATCCGTTTCAATCGTCATATGGATAAGCTCCATATTGACATGAAATGGGACGAAGACGTTCAGGTCGGACAGTATATCATCATCGACTGCTATCGCACAGTTGACCCAGACGTATATACCGATGTATGGAATGATCCGTGGCTTAAGCAGTATGCGACTGCTCTCGTTAAGCGTCAGTGGGGTGAAAATCTTAAGAAGTTCGAGGGTATGAATCTTCCAGGTGGATTGACATTCAACGGTCAGAAAATTTGGGACGAGGCTCGCGAAGAAATCGAGAAGCTAGACAACGAAGTAATTAACAGTTACTCGCTGCCTGTTACTGACATGATCGGATAACGATGGCCACGAACAAATACTTCAACTATTTTACCTACGGTCGTGAACAAGACACAGCCGAAGATTTGATTATTGAATCAATCAAGATCCATGGTCTTGACGTGAAGTATTTGCCGCGCACTATTATTGGACCTGATGCACTACTTGGCGAAGATCCTTTGTCAGAGTTCAACGATGCTATTGACATTGAAATGTATGTCAAGAACACACAGAACTTCGAAGGCGAAGGCGATTTCCTTTCCAAGTTCAATCTTGAGATTCGCGACTCTATGACTCTTGTTATGGCGCGCAAACGCTGGGAACAAGTATCCAACGAAAAAGTTCTGACAGAAGTCGGATATAACATTCAACTCGAAGAAGCGAACACTGGACGTTGGGCTAACTCTGTTGCTCTTCGTTTAGAAACAGGATCAACAGAACAGTATCAAACAACTTCGCCGCGTCCATTCGAAGGTGATTTCATTTACTTCCCGCTCAATAAGAAACTATACGAAGTCAAGTTCGTAGAGCACGAGCAAGTGTTCTATCAGCACGGCAAGCTCTACACATACGAGCTGCGTTGCGAACTCGTAGATCGTATGGGAGCTATTGACCTTAACACTGGTAATACAGAAATTGATCTTATCGAGGACAATTACAGTCAAGATATCCTTGTGTATCAGTTCCTTTATGAAGACGGAGATACGCTGCAGAACGAAGATGGCGAATACATTCTTCAAGAGTATAGAGTCGAAACACAGACTAAAACAGCTAACAACGAAATTTACTTCAGGAAGTCACTTGATTTCATTGACTTCAGTGAACGTAACCCATTTTCTGAAGTGGATCGCTACTAATGTTCGGATCACAGTTTTACCATCAATCGCTGCGTAGATATGTTATCATGTTCGGTAACATGTTCAACGATATCGTGGTTCGTCAGTATGACGCTAACGGAAACAATGTAAAAGCGATCGCTGTTCCCCTTTCATATGCACCTAAGGAAAAGTTTCTGGCTAGAACAGTAGCCGATCCTAACTTAGATCGTCCAGTAGCCATTCAGCTTCCTGCGATGAGCTTTGAGATGACGACGCTCAATTACGATGGAAATCGCAGACTGAACTCGCACAATCGTAACGTCAAGGTCGTAACTGACGAGGACAAGTTAGATTTTAACTATGCGCCAGTTCCGTATGACTTACAGTTCAATCTATACGCATACGTTCGCAACGCTGACGATGGCGCACAGATTCTCGAGCAGATCGTTCCATACTTTGGTCCAGAGTGGACAAACAGCGTTCGAATCATTTCGCAAACGAATATCACGCAGGATATTCCTACGATTTTGAACACAGTTTCTATTGAGGATACTTACGAAGGTGACTTCGAAAGTCGTCGCGCTTTGATCTATACGTTTGATTTTACAGTCAAAGCATACTTCTACGGACCAGTTCGTCGTCAGGGTATTATCAAGCGCACACAGATCGACTTTGGTATTGTTACTGCAAACAGCGGAAGCAAAATCACACTTGAAGATGTCGCACAAACTGGACGCAGCTCACGTATCGTTATTCAGCCAGGACTATTTGCTAACGGTAGCCCAACAACAAATAGCGCAGCTTCTATCCCGTACAATCAAATTGATGCGGACGATGACTATGGATTCTGTTCAAACACGTTTTTCTATATGGATGGACTAAAGTATAATCCTGCAACTGGACAAGATCAATGAGTGAAAAAACTAACTTTGAACTGAGCGTCGAGCAAGCCTTAGGGCTTCCAGAGTCGTCTCCTCCTATGGTACAAGCCGTAGCTCCTATTGAGGTTAATGAAAATGCAGACATCGATGACGACTTTGCTACAGCGCGCAGGAACTTGCATCAGATCATTCACAAAGGTAATGATGCCTTGGAAGAAGCATTGCTCGTCGCAAAAACCTCAGAGCATCCAAGAGCCTTTGAAGTCGTCGGAGGTCTTATCAAGACGCTGGTTGACGCTAACAAAGATCTACTTGACATCCAGAAAAAACTGAAAGATTTAAAAAAGAATGACGAGGAGAAAGCTCCTCAGTCTGTTCAAGCACAAAATGCGATTTTTGTTGGTAATGCAGCTGAACTTCAGCAGTTGATTAATGGTAGGAAGTAATGGCTGTAAAAACGTATCTTGGTAATCCTAATCTAAAAGCCGCTGGTGTCATTCATCAATACACAAGAGAAGAAGTTGATGAGTATATCAAGTGTGCCAAAGACGTAGAATACTTTGCCCGCAACTATATCAAGATCGTTAACGTCGACCAAGGTTTGATTCCATTTCGTATGTGGGATTTCCAAGCGAAGATGCTCCATACCTTCGCTGATAATCGCTTTTCCATATGCAAGCTCCCTCGTCAGGTTGGTAAATCAACAACGTCGGTCGCATACATCCTTTGGCTTGTTTTGTTTACAGATCAACAGAATGTAGCCATCCTCGCGAACAAGGGAGCGCTCGCGCGCGATCTGCTCGCGAAGCTCCAGCTCGCATACGAATATCTTCCTAAGTTTCTTCAGCAAGGCGTTGTGACTTGGAACAAAGGTAACATTGAACTGGAAAATGGTTCTAAAGTCGTAGCAGCTGCTACTTCATCAAGCGCCATCCGCGGTGGATCGTATAATCTCATCTTCCTCGACGAGTTTGCGTTCGTGCAGCGTAATCTTGCTGATCAGTTCTTCGCGTCAACGTATCCTACGATTTCATCTGGTAAGACAACCAAGATCATTATCGTTTCTACGCCTAACGGTATGAATCATTTTTACAAGATGTGGACTGATGCGACTGATGGTAAGAGCGAGTATAAACCAATCGAGATTCACTGGTCAGACGTTCCTGGTCGAGACGAGGAATGGAAAAAGCAAACCATCGCTAACACTAGCGAAGAGCAGTTCCGTCAGGAGTTTGAATGCGAGTTCATTGGATCATCGCATACGCTGATCCATCCAATGAAGCTCAGAGAACTAGTATGGGCTCAGCCAGTGAAAGATAAGTTCGGATTAGATATCCATGAGATGCCTGATCCACGGAAACTGTATATTGGCGTGTTTGACGTGTCCGAAGGCGTAGGCGGAGACTACTCCGCTATGTCTATCTTTGACGTGACTCAGTTCCCATACAGACAGGTGGCTAAGTTCAGGAGTCGAGAAATCACTCCACTTATGTTTCCAGATGTGATCTATCGTTTCGCAAAGATGTATAACAACGCATGGATACTAGGTGAAACGAATAACATTGGTCAGCAGGTCGTTCAGTCTCTGTTTACCGATCTTGAGTATGAAAATGTAATCGCTACATTTACTAAGAACAAGAATATCAAGGTTGGTGGCGGATTCAGTTCTCGATCAGCTTTTGGTATTCGAACAACGAAATCTGTTAAGAAAATTGGTTGTTCGAACTTAAAAACTATTGTAGAATCAAACAAGCTCGTTATCAATGATTTCGACACTATCGAAGAGCTGACTACCTTCGTTGAGACTAAAGATACATATAGAGCTGAAGAAGGCTGTCATGATGATTTGGCGATGACTTTGGTACTCTTTGGATGGCTTATCACTCAGCCATACTTCAAAGATTTGACGAATAATGATATCCGCAGAAACTTAGCGAACGAAACGATGAGAGAAGTTCATGAAGATATCCTTCCAGCTGGATTCATAGACGACGGCGGAGCCGTCCAATCCATGGAAGATTCAGGAGATCCTTCGTTCGGAGCTGGATTTGACGATATGAGATTTGGATAAAAGTCCTTTTTTTATAAATAAAACGAGTAGGATTTAAGGCACGAAGAAGCATACTTCGTTACATAAAAGGAGATAAGTCCGATGGGTTTCCAAGTTTCTCCAGGTGTAAATGTAAGTGAGATTGATCTCACAACCATTATCCCTGCCGTCAGCACGACAACTGGCGCATTAGCTGGTCATTTTAAGTGGGGTCCTGTTGGGCAGCGTGTTCTTGTAGATTCAGAAGATACGCTCGTGAAGCAGTTTAACACGCCTAGCGGCAACACTTATGTTGACTTTTTTACAGCAGCAAACTTCCTTGCATACGGAAATGCGCTTTATACAGTTCGTGTAATTAACGAATCTGGTACAGCTGCTTCAAACACTGCGCGCGGAAGAAATGCTACTACAAATGCAGCAAACACTAAAAATACAATCATTAAGAACGAAGATGATTACGAAAACAATTATTCTTCTGGAATTTCTGATGTAGGTAACTGGGTAGCTAAGTATCCTGGTTCTATTGGTAACAATTTGCGTATTTCTGTTTGCTTGACTGCAAACGCATACGAAAGCACTATTGCAGGCGCTTGCGCATTTACGAATAACTCAACAACTGTAACGTTCACAACAGCCACATCTGTTAATACGAAAGTTGTTGCGGGCGATATCCTTATCCTAGGTCCAGATAGACAACAACGTAAAGTTGCTTCTGTTACAGGAAACACTGTAACACTTCAGACTAAGTATGTTGGTAACACTGGAACGCAAGCTACGACAACACGTCGTTGGGAATATTATGATTATGTTCCAACCGCTCCAGGAACTTCTGCAGAAGCTGCAAAGTATAGCAGCTCAAATGACGAAATGCATATCGTTATTGCAGATCAAGATGGTGGAATTACAGGAACTGCCGACGCGATCCTAGAAATTCATCCGAACTTATCAAAAGCGTCAAACGCTAAATCGGAAAATGGCACTAACATTCACTATAACAAGTATATCAACAAAAACTCACGTTGGGTTTGGTGGGCTTCTCATCCAATAGGAATTACAAACTCAAGTAAATCTGTTGTTTCGGGTTCAAACTTTGGCGTAGGAACGCAGTCTCTGCCAGTTAACGCAAGTTTCGTTAACGGACGTGATGGCGCTGCTCCAAGAGCAGCAGACTACATCAATGGATATAATCTGTTCAAGTCGGCTGAGTCTGTTGATGTATCATTGATCCTTGGATCAGGATCAGACGCAACTCGCGCAATTCATATTATCAATAACATCGTAGAATATCGCAAAGATTGTATTGCAATCTTTTCGCCGCGTGAAGCAGATGTTGTTAACAACTCTGGATATGCGGGCGCAGAAGTAGATGATATCATTGCGTTTAAAAACTCAATAGGTATTTCAACTTCATACGCTGTAATGGACTCAGGCTGGAAGTATCAATACGACAAGTATAATGACGTATTCCGTCATGTTCCTTGCAACGGCGATACTGCTGGTACGATGGTTCGTACAGATATCGAACGCGATCCATGGTACTCACCAGCTGGATACAATCGCGGTCAGATCAAAAACGTTGTTAAGCTCGCGTTCAATCCTAATAAGACAGAACGTGATGCCCTCTACAAAGCTGGCGTAAATCCAATCACGACTTTCCCAGGCGAAGGAACTATCCTGTTTGGTGATAAGACGATGTTGGCTAAGCCATCAGCTTTCGACCGTATCAACGTTCGTCGTCTGTTCATTGTTCTTGAAAAGGCAATCGCTACAGCAGCCAAGTATACTCTGTTCGAGTTCAACGATGCGTTCACTCGCGCTCAGTTCAAGGCTCTCGTAGAACCATTCCTTCGTGACGTTCAGGGCCGTCGTGGTATCACAGACTTCCGCGTTGTTTGCGACGAAACAAACAATACGCCAGAAGTTATTGACCGCAACGAGTTCGTTGGTGACATTTACATCAAGCCTGCTCGTTCGATCAACTTCATTCAGCTCAACTTCGTTGCAGTTCGCACGGGTGTTGACTTCACTGAAGTTGTAGGAAAGTTCTAATCGGCGAACTAAATACTAGAAAGGATAGGGAGAAAAACTAATGCCCTTTAATGTATCATCATTCGCCGCAAGAGGTTTACCATATGGTGGCGCAAGAGCATCTCTTTTCGAGGTGTTCTTGACGCTTCCAGCTGGCATCGCAGAGCCAACTGCCGAACAGCAGTTCACTTTCGTATGTAAAGCTACATCAATCCCCACATCAACAGTAGGAACAATTGAAGTTCCATACTTTGGTCGTAAGGTAAAGATGGCTGGTAATCGCACGTTCGAAAACTGGACAGTAACAGTTCTCAACGACGAAGACTTCCTGGTTCGTAACGCTTTCGAACTGTGGAGCTCATATATCAACTCACACGAAAACAATCTTCGTAATCCATCAGTAATCACTGAGCAGGGTCTCGCTTCATATCGCACATCAGCTACAGTTCGTCACTATGCTAAGACAGGTGTATTCGCTGGTGGTACTACTTCTGGCGATGCAGCTATCCCTACTCGCGAATACACTTTCGTAAACATCTTCCCAGTAACAGTTGGTAACATCGAACTGAATTGGGAAACTACTGATGCTATCGAAGAATTCACTGTAGAGTTCGCATACGATTACTGGACTGTTGACGCCGACGTTAACGGTAGGGTGATCAACGAGTAATTTGATCGCCGTTTTGTTATAATTAAATTGAAGGAAAATTAATGGCGATCGAATTATTTGGCTTCCGTATTGGGAAGGACGAAGACACAGCTGAAAAGCTGGCAGTCCAAGTTCCTTCCTTTGCACCCCCACCTAATCTTGACGGCGCGATGGAAGTTGCGCCTGGTGGCGCATATGGAACATATGTTGATTTAGAAGGTACAGCTAAGAACGAAGCAGAACTCGTAACTCGATATCGCGAAATGTCGATGTATCCCGAGTGCGAGTCTGCAGTCGATGACGTTGTTAATGAAGCTATCATTTCGAATGAACATGATGATCCAATTTCACTTAATCTTGACAAGCTAGAACAGCCAGAAAGCATTAAGAAAAAGATCAGAGAAGAGTTTGATGAAGTTATCAAGCTCCTTGATTTCAATAGCACGGCTTATGAAATTTTCCGCCGTTGGTATATCGACGGACGTTTGTTCTACCACATCATGATCGACACAGCTCAACCTCGCAAAGGTATCCAAGAGCTGCGTTACATCGATCCTCGTCGTATTCGTAAGATCCGCCAGCCAATCAAAAGAACGCCAGTTGTTGGTCAGAACTCTAAACTGATTGCTCCTCCCTACGA